GCGTTAATGAAGATTTTGTTGTCTTTTATGTACTCTGCTAACTTGTAATAGCATTGCGACTTTAGGTTATCAAAGTTTTCTTTTTGTCTTGTTACTGGGTTTTCTAATGGAGAACTATTATTGACAAAGTTCTTGCAACCTTGTATCATATCAGCAACTCCACCGCCTACTCCATCGGAGTCCACCACCACTTGTGAATTGGGTATTTGAAACTCGGCTTGAAATTGCTTTATGATGTTAGCCACTTCCACAACTGACTTGCCTTGATACTGATGAAGTTTAACCCTAAAACCATCCCATATACCAATAACAGTAGAATCGCTGCCGAAACGTGCAACATCACAACTAATGTAACGTGAGCCATTAGGTAAATAGCCGCTATTGAAAGCATCAAGAATTTTGTCATAGTCTATTAAAGTTGATGGATCATTTGAATATTCCCAGTTTCCAAATAGCAAACGTTCCTTTGAAACTGTGTCTAAGGTTAAAAGGTTTTGTTTATAGTGCTTTGATATAAATGGGTTATCGTCAATTAACGATGGAATGAATTGTTTATTATTTGCTATTGTGCCGTCTACTTGTGGCTTGTAAAACTCCGAGTAGGTCCAGTTTTTAGCTGGGTTGCAAGTGTAAAGTACTTTAGGGATTAAATCGTTTTCATCAAGCTGATATCTTATCCTTGACTTTATGATGTTTCGTGCCTTATCTTCTATCTGGTTAGCTTCGTCTATAAAAGCATCGGTTATCTCTAACGAACCCAACTCGTCAAAGTTTGGATCGGAAGGGTAAGCGTAAAGGTCTTTAAGTAGAATAATTGAGCCATTAAATAATTCTATTTGGCTCATTTGACCATTGTACTTGTAATGCTTACCAGCTTCTAAGCCTTGCATCTTTGCTACTTGAAAGAACGATACTAATGTAGTTTCCTTAAGTGTTTTAAGCACGGCACGACCTATTAAGCCTCTTGTGTTTGGATATTTTAGTCTTTGTTTTAACTGCCAGTAACAACCTAATGCAGTTTTGCCACCACCAGCCCCACCACCAAATAAAATCTCATTTGTGGTTTTATCTTCAAGTAAATCTAAGGCTATGGTTTGTTTTATCGATAATTCCATTATAGGCTACCAGTATTTCCTACGTAAGTTTTTTTCTCCTCCCAAGTTATGTTCATGCCACCGCTTACTTCTACCTCTGTTGATTGCTTAGGCTTACCCTCTAATCGGTCTAAGATAATCTCATAGGCTTTAAGGTCGCCCTTTCTTGCCTTAGCTATAATCTGCATATCTAATTGTTCTGCTATGCTAAATTCTTCTTCTTCTCCAGTTACTGGGTTTCTAACCTTAGTTACTAATTCAAGTAATCTAAGTAATCTTGTCTTTGAGTTAAGTACTCCTTTAGGCTTTCCGTTTGGGTTTCTTACTTCGCCTTTCTTAGCTGGTATTAAATTTTGTTCGTTTGCCATTTTTTCTAATCAATTTCTAATCAATTACAAAGATACACCACAATTTGGGCAAATAGTTCCACTTTTAGTATTATCAATCTTTTTAGGTTCGTCAATTGTAGGTACAAGAAAGTCAACATCTACTCCCCAATCGTTTAAATCTTCCAATTGCCAATCTTCGTTAGCTAACATTTCCATATCCCAATCTCCATAATGGGTATTATCTATTACGAGTAATTTTTGTTTTTCTCTTGGGGTAAGATTTGGCATAACAATAACTGGCACATCTTGAATACCTAATTCTAAACAAGCACGATACCTTTGATTGCCTCCTAAGATTATATTGTTTTCATCAAGTATTAAAGGTTTGGCTTCTAATAGCTTTAGATCATCTTGAATAGATTTTACCAATTTAGCAAACTCATTCTTGCCAATTGTTCTTGGATTATTTGGATTAGGTCTAATTTGATTTATGTCCATTATCGGTTTTTTGTATCAGTTCTAATAGAATGTAATTGTGGTTTAACTTCTTTAAGTATATTGTCATAACCTATTAACTCACTACATTTATTACATTTTAAGTAATGCTTTTGTAAATCGCTTTGCCAAACATAGCACTCATTGATAGTGCCGCATTTACATTTGTATTTTCTTTTTGCACAAGTATTTTTCATCGCCCTTGTCTATTATATGGTTTTACTGGTTTGTCTTTTGGACCAGATGTTTTTTTGTATTTTCCGCATTTGCGTTTCCCAAAGCTGACTTTGTTTGAGTTATTTGCCTTCGCCATATTTTTCTATTAATTCGTTTAATTCAGTTCTTGACCATTTGTAAACCTTAACTCTTGTTGCTATTGTTTCTAATCCTTTAACCGCAGGTTCACCTAACTTGTTTACTAAGCCTATTCTATACATAGCTTGGTTCCCATGTTTATACATATTGCACCCAGCACATTGTAGGTTTATATTCCATTCATTAAACCTTAAAGCAGAATATCCTTTAACTGGAAAATAATGCCCAGCTTGATTTGCGTTTTGACTTCCGCAAGAAATACAAGGCAATCCTTCGTCTCTTTTGCGAACGTATGCGTTAATCACCTTTTGTGTTTTTTCTAATAGCTTGGGTAATGGAGTTAATGCCATATGGCAAAGTTAGGGGTTATGTATCCTAAAAACAACAGTTCGACCATTAACCTCAAATCGCTTCTTTTTTAATGGACTTAATCCTTGCCTTAAAGCATACTCATTTACTTTAGTTGTTCTAACTGCATAAGCTATGCTTTTAAATATGGTTACATCTTTTGTTTCTATGTCAATCATTTTTATTGGTCTCGCATTTTCAGTTCCACTTGCTATCATTTTCTCCATCGTTTAAATTCAAAATAAAGGTTTGCAGTTGTTATTAAAAGTAGTGCTAAAGGAACACTAATAAAGAAAAATTTAATCCATTTCATAGTTTAAAGTTTAATGCCCAGCCGTTTACATAACCAACACCCATTTGTTAATTAATAAATTTTAGCTGGGCAATTATTTAGATAAGTTTTTTAAATAGTGATTCATTGCGTTTCGGTTAGCCTCTTTGTCGGTATCATTTGACATTCGGTTAGTATCGCCCATAGACTTAAATTGTGCGTGTGCCTCCTCTTTAGCATTAACATACGCTTGGTGCCTTTGTTCACGATATACTTCTAACATCTCAAAAAAGGTAGGCATATCCATTCTATCATATACTTTTCCGTATTTAAACTTAGGCAAACCATCTAAGAATAGCATAATGTCTTGTAAAGCTAATTGATCTTGCTCTGCTTCGTTTATTAACTCAAATGATAAATTTGCTATTTGCTCTGGGTTCATACCAACCCTTAAATTGAAATTATTTAATGCATTTGTTATAGCAATACTTAAAACTCCAGCTATTTTATCATTTCCGTACATTTTTGCTAATGCTGGTAATCTTTCGTTTACTGGTACATTCTCAATTACTGCTAAATGATTTGGTTCGCCTTTTTGAATATATCGACACATTTCGTTAAAAACTTCTCCTTTACTGCCTTTCGCTACTTTGTTTAGCAACTGCTTGGAGAGACTCCCATGCGGTAACTTTTGGACTAACCCTTGATTGACTTTTTGTATTTCTTGTGATAATTTCATCGTTAAAAGATTTTTGGTTTAAGTAAGTAGTTGGATGCTTTCTAAAACTTTTATCTGGAGTTGATCTTACATAGGCTTGAACGGATTGTAAAGCTAAATCTTTTTCTTGCTCATTTAGTTTATTCCAAGACTTTTTTGCTTTATCCTTAGATACCTTGTAATCGTACCAAATCCACCATTCTTCAAATTTTGAATCAAGTATTTCAATTTTAGCTTTAGTTCTATTTATAGTTATAGTTTCATTTTCAGTTTCAGTTTCCATATGCTTAGCATATGCTTTGCTAGTGCTTTCATTTTTAGGTGATTTAGCGTTATTTCTTCTTGATTCACTAAATTTTTGCCTTCTAACTGTTTCATTATACATTCTTTCGTTATAAAATGCACCATCTTCATTTTTAAATTTGCTCCAAATGTCAATATCATATGCTCTGCATATGCTTAGCATATCCTTTTCAGTTAATTTGCCTTTTTGATGTTGCAAACAAAGTAAACGGATATACATCCCAACTTGTTCATTGGTCATAGTAAAAGTTCCACTTAAAAAGTCGGATGTGTAAAATAGCACGGCTGGGTCTTTACTCATAAAATAAAAAAGGTCCGCAGCGTTCCCCCCAGTAGGATTGAGGGTTCAGCGTTGGACCAATAAGTTTAATAATGGATATCCTACATCCGTTACAAAAATACTACTTATTAACCATTAATTCAAATTCTTCTATCGCTTTAAAAATTTGATGTGCAACTTGTGGAACTATTGCGTTTCCGTATGCTTTGATTGATTCATTTCGCCATTTAGAAAAGGTAATAGAGTCCAATTCTCTGGGAATCCCATCATCTCCTCCACAAATTGGGGATTTAGTTGGGAACCTGCTGAAATCCCTTCTCTCAAAAGATGACCTGCTAAATTCTTCCGATTTATTTGACTCGGCGGAATTGTACTGTTTGTATATTCTTGAAGTGTTGGAGTTGGCAATAATCCCAAACTCGCTTTCCCACTTAACATACTCGCCGTT